AGCGGTTGGCATTACACCTTCACTTGCGGCTTTAAAGTCAGCATTTGTAGGAGCACCTTCAGATCCGGGCTTACGCATACGCTCACCAGATCCTGCTTTGATTCTCTTACGCTTGGCATGGATGTTATCCCATAGGCCACGCTTGCCTTCCTTCATTTCTTCCTTGTCATCTTCTTCTTCATCATCTTCTTTTTCACACTTTTCGCATTCACAATCTTTTGGGCATTTCTTGGCCTCGCCTAGAATACCTTTTACGGTATTTAGAAGGTCGGCAGAAAATTGATCTTCGAGTTTCTTTGTAAACATTTAATTAGTCCTTTAGTCTGCATCTATAATTTTAATTTTGCGTTCTGCCGCACGAGACCTTTTAATAAGGTATCTTTTTAGGTTATCTATATCTTTATCACCTTGGGGTCCTGCAATCGGATCAGGAGCATTTCCCTTTGGTGGGTTATAAAATCTTTTATCATCAGCCGGATGGTAATCAGCGTTTGGATCAATTTCATTATCATGTTCACCGGATTGAGTATGAAGTGAATCCATTGCAGCTTTTACAATAGCTTCATGTTCTTTTTCAAGCTTCATTCCAACGGCATGTCTCATTACAATATCACCATGCATCGTAGCACGAGCAATATGTGCTATTGTTGCTTTACCAGTATGATGAACATCCTTGACAATATCAAATAATTTATCTAAATTCTCAGCCGCTGTCTGAGCATCAGAAGCATTTGTATCTTTTGGAAGATCCGCATAAAGCTTCTGTGCTTCAGGTGAAACCTCGAATGCCTTGGTGGTATATGAACCAACTGAAATCTGATCGTTCTGATCAGACTCAACAGCTCCCAAAGCAATATGATTACCTTCGTATATATCTCGAATTTTAGATTCTAAAGATCTATAACTCATTTCGTTGAAGCCCTTAGCATCCAAGCATGTTTATTGTGTTGGTCAAGTCTTTCTTCAATGAAATTTACCAAACCGTTCTGACCATACTTATCAGCTTCGTCTCTTGCACGTTGAAGAGAAGCAAGAACAATAGCATTATCTGCAAACAGTGTTGCAACCATCATCTCTGGTTTTATAATCAAAACTTCATCTCTAATATTTGTCAGTTCACTAAATCTGCTAAATGCGGCTGGAGCATAAGCGTTCTGAGCACGAATTTCTTCGGCGAACTGGTCAATAGCTCCACCTACCTCTTCGTAGATCTTACCAAAGAAGTCATGATACATTGCAAACATAGGACCTTCTACATTCCAGTGATAGTTTTGTGCCTTCACATAGAATGCGTAAGTATCTGCAAATGCGATCTTAAGAGGGTTAATCACTTCTTCCATTATGTTCTACATCTCCATCTACGAAGTGACATCGCCTTACGTGTAGGACGCCCCTTCTCATCTTTCATTGGTCCTGGCATGCCACCCATACGAGCACAGAAAGACTTACGTCTCTTGGCATCCTTCGATCCAGGCTTGGCTTTACCAGTTACAGCTGTTTGAATCTTCGATCCAGGATTATCTCTGCGAACAGCTTCAATCCCTTTTTGAGTCATACCTGCGCCAGACTCTGTGGATCTATAGTGACCCTTAGAATCTTCGCCACGAGCTTCTGAAATGAAATTCTTAAACCGTATCATCTGGCTTCCCATCTGTTAAGTTACCGGTTCCAATAATCTTTCTATTTCTTTTTTGCTTACGTACAATTGTTTTACCATCGCTGGTTCTAACAACTACACCTTCAACATCAGCCGAACGAACTTCTTCCATTGCATCAACTACATCTGGATGAAGTTCAAATGCTGGCTTCATTTTAATGCCGCATTCTTCTGCAGAAAGAGTTACACCAATACCTGCTGTCCAAGCCATATTGAATGTTTCATTGAGGCTAGAATTATCTTGGCCTGGAGTATCTTTCTTGTACTTCTTTGTTAGAGAGTCTGTACCAATTTCTCTCTTGTCAGCTGTATCTTCTGAGATGCCAGCATGCTTATGTGCTGAAGCCTTAAAGTCCATGCCAAAGTACTTGACCTTGCCATGCTTGTTCGAAGCTTTCCAGCCACGCTGTGTTGTGCTTCCTTTTTCAACAAATGGCTTTACATAAGGTGTATTATTTGATTCGTCGATGATTTTCTTCTGAATCTCTTGCTGGCGTCTCTTTACCTTTTGACTTGGTGGTGGACGATCAACAACTTCTTGACCGCACATGCCATTCTTTTCTAGAAGTGATTTGAAAGCATTGTCAAGTTCTTCATTGACATTCTTTTCTTCACGAAGGTCTGCATCAAGAGTCCACGCTCTGCCTTTGGCAATATAGCTATTGACTCGATTGAATGCAACCTGATCTCTTGACTGGCGATCGTCTTCTTCATATAGCGAAGCACCGCGCTCGAATACTTCTTTCAAAGTCGAGAACGGGATGCCGGTCTTTTCAGCTTTTTTGATAAGTGTTTCTGTAATAGAATCTGTGCCGACTGTAGAGTTTAGCATTCTGCGAAGAGTAATGCTAATTGGATTGCTTTCTCTTTCAAACTTAGCAATCGCATTCTCAATGATGTCAACCAGTTCAAGTGTTGACTTATCGTTCAGATCATTAAACAGACCAGAAAATTCTTCTGCTGCTACTACAGTATGGAGACTCTTCATTTGAGCTCCACTATGGAAAGACTTAAGTCTTTCAAATTCTGCTTTTCTTAGCTTTGGTAGAAGTCTAGATGCAAGTCTCTTAATGAGATTTGTTTTCTTAGCAACTGCAGTATCTACCTGAATCTTCTCAGCGGTTGTCAGCTCTGCGTAAGGAATATCCTTGCGAGCCGAGAATCTTTTCTTGAGTAGTGAACGTGCTTTGGCTTCTGCTCTTGCTTGCAGTTTCTTTGGACCAGCAAGTTTTGCTTGAGAGACTTCTTTTGCTCTCTTCAGCTTTGGTTCTATACGCTTGAGTTGGCGAGCTCTTTGTTGGCGTTGAACAATTGTAAGAGCTTTACGTTCCTGAAGGGACGCGGTTAGGACGGCAAAGTCCTCGTTTGTACGGCGCTTGTCATCTAGCTGAGGATTGATTTCAATGCCGTCTAGTGGTTTACCAGTTGCAGACTTGCCCGTAGGCTTCTTAACATTCTTTTCTGGTACCGGTTTCTTATTCTTATCTTCCATCAGAGTTTCCCTTGGGCTTATCTGTAAACAAACGGGATTGCCGTAGCCTAACCGCCATGTTATTTATAAGAAGGAAACTCTTATCTTGAAATTTCTTCCCAGTCAAACGAGGCATAAACATCAGCTCCGTTTGTGTCGGATGTTACAACTAGAGCTAATTCATATGGTGTATTCGTAATCCCGTTTCTTTCTAATTGAAATTTAAATAGTGCTTCTTTAAGAAGAGAAACAGGAGTCGATCCTTGATTCGAACCATTTGTATAACCTGATGCAACAATTCTACCACCTGTAACGGAAGTAGCTGTAGTATTATATTCTACAGCCGAATCTGCACTAACGTTACTCCAAGATCCTCCAGTTGTTGTACAACTCTGGACAATAGACCATTTATAGTTGGCATTATTTGTCGTAGCAAGCAAAGATAACGCAGTAAGAATTACAATTGCATCTAGTGCAGTTGACTTAAGTCTAATAGAAAGAACTGGATATTGAGTTGCCGCTGTTGTAAGATCTCGTGGAGAACCTATTGCATGACCAGCAGATTGTTGAAGACCTCTAAGTTCGTATCCACCTTCAGAGATAACAGAAGAGCATACCTGCTTTAATGTTGAGGTATTAGCTGTTGTTCCAGTATTCTTAATTTCATATCTTAATGGCAATGAAGCCGTAGTAATATACGTAGATGTGATAAGATTGGCGTGATGGAATGTATGGCAATGGATTAACTTACCATTAATTACAAATCCACAGCGAACCGAACCTAATCCTAACCATTCAATATCCATCCAGAAGATCTGAGCTTTCGAAAGATCAAGTGTAATATTAGATGGACACGAGCCTAAACCCTGACCTGGAGGATTTGCAGATGGTCCTAATAGGTTGTCACTATCCCAATCAGCCTGAGCAACTCGTGTCTCTACTAATGCACCCGAAACTGATGATCTTTCTACGAAATATGCATTTGTTCCATCAATTTCAAAATAGATTCCGTTGTTTGCGCCAAAGTATCCTACTCTCTGACGAAGGTTTGCTTTTGGAGTTTCTGGCACAAATGTATTAAGAATGAATAATGATTTACCCGGCTGATAAGAGAAAACTTTTGTGGTCTCTCTTACGATCTCTGCATCAGCAGTCGTAGGAAGATTTAGTTCAACCAGACCTTGATTAGCACTGAATGCATATGTCGTTCCAGCAGTATTTGATGTATTCCACAGACCATTATCCTTATAACGGTGAGAAGAATCAAACAGAGTCAATGGTACGGACATACGCGCTCTACCGAACGCATCTACTGCAACACCAGAAGGATTTGCAGGTCCAACTAGATTTCCATACTGATCGGCCAGCATCATAACCTCAAATAGGGTTACGTTATGTGGTTGCTTCCATTCGTGAGAGTCAATACGCCATTGTGCCATTAATTAATCCAGTTCTTAAATCTCGCGATAAACGATTCATGAATACCCATGCCCTTACGAACATCATGGTACAATTCATCTTTGTGTGCTTTGCTCATGCCAGATGGAGCCATCTTATGAAATGATTCTTTGTCTCCAGCAGCAGCGTGCTTACGCATAGCAGTACCAGAAGCAGATTCAATTCCGCCTCCACCTTCCTTACGTTCGCCACCAACTGATTTTACCTTGATGCTCTTAAAATTGTAGTGTCCATGTCTCCCTTCAGCTCCATTATACTTGTGTAACAAGTTATGAAACTCATGGACACGGTCCGAACCGACATGCATAGTCACATGAGTGTAACCAGCCTTGTGCAGCTTGGACATCTGATGAAGTAGTGTAGGATGATCCTTTGTCATGGCTTCCACATGTGCACCCTTGACAGCACGAGAAAGGTGCTTCACCTTCTGTTCAGGAGTCAGAGGATTCTTCTTTGCATCATGAGATCCGGTTGTCAGAATCTTATGATCCGCACCTTCCTTCTTAGCAGCATCCATTACATGCTTGACGACCATCTCGTGGCCAGCATGCACTGGGTTGAATCTTCCTTGAGTGATATGGATTGCCTTCACAGTGATTTGTCCTTATTGAAGTTAGCAGCCGAGAACTCAGCACGATCAACAATCTTGGTAGGACGATTATGTCTTACCACCACAAATCCTTCAGGCTTAGATTTCTTTCCATTGATGCTATGACCGAACTCAGCGTGGCTCGAGAGTGTGTTGGCCAATACATCCTTGGCTTTCTGAAGATGCTGGTGCATCTGTAGAACTCTCTCAAAGTGACCACGATTACGCTGAACATGAGCAACGTCAGCTTCCATAGCAGCAGTCTTTGCAGCTTTAGCTTTGTCAGTCTTCACAGCATCAATCTTCTTTTGATGAGACTTGGCAAGATGAGCCATGAACTCATTTACGTTTGGCTTAGTGCCAGTACGAACAGTATGATTGATATATGTCTTGAGTGGAATGCGATGGCTCTCAATCGCTGCATGAGTCTCAGGACCGGTTTTTGCATGCAGCTTAGCAGCAGCTGCCATATGCTTGACAAACTTAGCCTGATGTTGTGGCTTATAATCGATATTCGATAGATCATGCTCTGTGGAAATCAGATGCACATCTTTATGAGCACCAAACTCATCCAGATTCGGAGCATATTCAGCTTTCATGTCCTCAAGGTTCTTACCATTGTACTTGGTATGAACAGCAACACCAATCATCGAACGAAGAGCAGCCTTACCATGAGGAGAGTTCTTGTCTGCAGAATACGTAATGGTGTTAGGAGTAAAGTGAACCTTACCACCAGACTCGTGCACATCATTTGGAGTGTGCATGATATCACCCTGGAACACACCCTTGCGAGGAGTTACCTTAGGCAGGTGATGCAGAGCAGCTTTCAACTTCTCAACTAGACCAGGAGCATGACCATGATTCTTTTCAATGTCAGCATCGGTATAGTTGATCTTTGGATTCTTATTGAACGCAGACTTAGAAGCTACAAAGAACTTACCGGTTTCTGGATGACGACCAAACACAACAGAAGGTGAACCATCATACTTCATGGTTACCTTTGTAGCATTCTCTTTACCAGAAAGTTTGTCATGCACATCTTTCAGATTATGATAAGCATGTGAGAAGCCCTCGGCTCCTGCATTGATCACATGATCTTCAGCATGCTCGAGGTGCTTAAGCTTTTCTTCGCTAGCTTCTTCTGTAAGGAAATTTTTAAATGCTGTCATTTGATTGTCTTTATCGATCCATCTGGTTTTACAAAATAAGCTTCGAACTTAATGTTTGGGTATTCCTTTTGTAGTTCAAGGAATGCCTTCAGGTTACTCATAGCATCGTCATACAAACGAGTTTTAACGTAGTTTTGAGTATTTAGGTATTTGCGAAACACCACTTTCTTCGCTTCAGCCGAAGAGTCGATGCCAAGGTTACCAGCACGTTCAACATGCATTTCATCGATTGGTAGACCATGATCGCGGAAGGTTTGAAGAAAGACCTTCTTATTATCAAAGTCAGCTCGAGCCGTACAGATAATTGCACGACTATGAGGATTCTTTTTGGCCTTGACGATAGCCTTGGCTTTCTCAATCATACGAACAACAGGAGTCGAAGTCTTGCGAAACACTTCAGCTGAAGCAAACTCTTTGAAGTCGTATTCTTCACCAGGCTGACGCTTGTAGGTATTGAACTCCTGGTTGTCCAGCATACGAACAACCTTGCCATCTTTGACAACGGCAACTTTGGCTTTCGTATGGAACAACGTCTCATCGATA